AGAGAAGATGGAATATAATGAGGCTGAACGCCAAAGAAAGATAGAGGCTAACTATGGACACATCGGGTAACTTAGTGACTAATATCGAAGATGCTATTATAAATACATTCTTTGAGGCTGAACTAATGGGAGTAGCAAATAATCTTTTTAGGCTAGATGATAGAAACTTTATCACTCACTTTAAAAAGAAGATTGTTATAACGATTAATGACTGCATTGACAAAGATAAATCTATAACTTTGGCTGCTATGAAAATGGCTGATAGTTGTAAGGGTACTAATTACGAATATGACATTCTAAACATACTCGCACAAAATCCACTCACTATAAAAATGGCTAAAGAGTATCATTCACTACTTGCTGAAAAAAGAATTGAAAGAAATATGAGGTTAGGCAAATGAGTTTAAGAGAAGAGATTAAGGAAAATATTGAACGATTACAGTCACATTTAAGAGAGCTTGACGAAACAGAGGGAAAAATATATGATATTGAAAGCGCTGGAAGCCTTTTAAGGCGTGTTAAGTCCAAACCACATACACCGAGTTACACAACGGGCATATTTTGGCTTGACGCTCATTTTGGAGGGTTTAAAGACGGTACTTTTGTAAACATCGCTGGGGAAAGTTTTAGCGGAAAGTCCACTTTGATAATAGAATTGCTATCAAACATCGCAAGAGGCAACAAATGTATCTTTTTTAGTTTTGAAATGTATGAGAATACAACAGCAAAAAAGTTACAATATCTCATTGATTTACAGCTTACTAATTTACTCATTGAACAACATCGCCACGAACTTGGAGAAGTTGTATCACTGATAAAGACATACGCTGAAAGAGGCGTTAAGTTTTTCGCTATTGACTCGAAGATGAAAATCAAAGTAATAGCAAATATGTCCACGGTTGAAAAAACGGCTCATATATCATCGGTATTATCAAAGTTATGTCAAGAACTTGGCGTTATTATCTTGCTTATTAATCAGATAGGAGAAGAGGACTTAAAAAGTGGGCGTATGAGTTTAAAGGGTAGTGGCGACCAAACGTATGATAGCTTCTAGTGTGATTGATCTATCATTTGTCATACAATCATTTATGACTTTGACAATCTTTTTTTTAAAGTTAGTGATGAAATTTCTCTCGTCTAGTTTAAAAAGCTTCTTATCAACTCCCATTAGTTCAGCCTCGAAAAATGTATTTATAATCGCATCTTCTATGCGTGTAATTAAGTTGCCTGAATTATCCATAATTAGCTTCTATTTTTCTTTGGCGCTCTGCTTCGTTATATTCCATCTTTTCTTCTAATGTCATATCTTCTAGGCGTTTATGTTTGGTAGTGTTGTAATCTTTTTTGCACCAATGTTTATAGGCAGATAAGAAATTTTTATATTTATATCCTTTTGCTTCTAGCGATAGTATAAAATTGTCGTATGGTATTTTTTCTCCAAGTTTAATAATTTCGTTATATAAGTTTTCTTTGTATATGGTGGATAAGTTTTGGTATGAAGTTTCTTTAGTAAGTGAAAAACTAAACTGTTTATTTTCTCCTATACTATACTCATCTATACTAATCTTACCTATACTAGGCGTACAATTTGTATCCATTTTGTACACATTGTTATCTTTTAGCGATAATTTCGACTTTTCCTCAATGTAAGAAGTGCTTTTAAATCTGTCACTTTGAATATAGTTATGAATACGCCAATGCTTAATAACTATAATACCACTTTCAAATAAAATTATAAATTTTCTATCAACTAATATCTGCGCATCTCCATCACTTGCACCAACAGTACGCTGTATTCTTTTTGGGCTATTTACAAATCCCTCATCATCAGCTTCAAGCAATAAATGAAAATATAAATTTTGAGTTGTTGATGGTAAATCTAAAAAATCATCAGAGTGTATAATTTTTTTACTAATCATTCTACGCTCTGCCATTTTGAACCCCCAAAGTATAAGAAGCTACTTTTTTACCATTTTTTACCTCAACCATACGAGAAACAATTTTATACCCACTGTTTTTTAAGTCATTGATACGAGAAGCTAATCTCATACATTGAAAAACATTAAGAGCCTCGAGAGCAGTTATAGAATTACCTTGCTTTAGATATTCCAAAATTTGCTTAGTCTGTGACATTGTAAAACTTTCAGGATTATTTATTTAAGGAGAGTGTGGAGTTTCCTACGCTTCACAACTCTATTAAGCCCTTAAGTAAAGTGGTAGAACCCTAAAGGGGAGTGTTAGGTGCGTAGGAGAACCTATCTACCACTTAATTAAAAGCTTGACCGTATTATAACATAAATAATATAAAAGTAAACATTGACATTAAAAACAAATAATAGTATAATAGCACTATCAGTCATACAGCTTTACCCAAGGGGTTAGGATTGCGCATCTGTATGACTGGTAGCTTAGATAAAAGGGACAAAATGAAATCATACTTTGAACAAGTAAAAGAAAGACTAATTGCATACAAAGACAAAAGCGAAAAGAGTGCTGTATTAATCGGTGAAGAGAGTGGCGTAGCTTATCAGACGATTTACGGTCTTCTTCGTAATACAAACTTAAATCCTGCGGTGCGTACTGTTGAGAAGCTTGATACTTATTTGAAGAGTTTGGGGGCATGACCTTAACCCTTCGCTTCTATGAGCTTAGTATTTTATTTGATGACGATATGAGGCTTATAAGTTATGCGATAGCGGAACACACTGGACATGATACAGAGTATATTTATAAACGACTACTTAAGGGTAAGTTTGATAAATATGTTACAATACTAGAAGAGATAACGGATAGAATAACAATGAGAGAATTAATAGAGTGGAAATTAGATACTTTATTGAGTTTGGACTTATCAAGGAAAGAGATATTTATAAAAACAGACTATCAGAACATAGAAGGGTAAAAATGTGTTATACATATTATTGCGATAGATGTAAAAATACCATTGAAATACACAAAAGCGTTAAAGAGTATAAAAGGAAAGAAGTGTGCGAATGTGGCGAGGAAATGCGTAAGCTATTTAATGCACCATCTATACGGACTAATGATGGGGTTAAAAGCTAAATGGCATATAGCACCGAGCAATGGGAGAGAGCTAGAGCATATTACGAGGCTGGAACTCATAGCCTGTCTCAAATTCAAGATATTATAGGCATAAGTAAAAGCAAATTAAGCGAAAAAGCCAAAAAGGAACTATGGGAACGGGGTAGAAACTCCGATTATATCGAAGCAAAAGTAATTATTGCAGAAAAAAAAGGGAACGAAAAAAGGAACACTTTAGAAGTTTTAGACAATATAGCAGATGAAAAGATACGCCATCGACATATTATAAACTCAAACGCTGAACTTCTTGCAAGTCATATTCCAAAAGTAATTAAATCGCTCATTACAAAACAAATCAATCAAGACACTGGAAAAGAGGAAGAGATATACGCGCTTGATTCTAAAACAGTTCGAGAACTAGCAGAAGCAAACGATAGAATATCTATAACTCTTAAAGTAAATGAACGCCACGCACCAAAAACAGACATAAACCTCACCAACGCACAACAAAACAACGAAAAAAGGGTCACTATTGTTAGAAGAGGTGATTGAGTTATCAGCCCCTCAGTTTGACTTTTTAACCTCTGATAAAAAACATACTGGGTTTGTCGCTGGTTTTGGTTCGGGCAAATCAACAGTAGGAACACTCAAAACACTAATGAAAATAATAGACTGCGGAATAAAAAAAACAGCCTATTATTTGCCAACGTATGGAGATATAAGGGATATTGCGTTCGATGTTTTCCCCAATGTTGCTGAAATGCTAGGATATCAATATAAGCTTAATAAAACAGATAAAGAATTTATTTTATATGATGGGCGTTATGAATTAGGAAAAACATTATTTAGGAATATGTCTGAGCCTGAAAACATTGTGGGCTATGAAGTCGGATATTCACTTATTGACGAAACGGACATTTTACGAGTTCAGATAATGGATAAAGCTTTTAAAAAAATACTTGGTAGAAATAGACTTTTATCGCCAGTCAATAACGAAGATATGATAAACTCATTTTCAAAAGACGGGATAATTCCAAACGGAACTTATTTTCATAAAAAACTAAATTGCTTTTGTTGGATAAATTGCACCGATGTTGCGGGAACTCCTGAGGGGTTTAAGTGGTTTTATAAAAGGTTTAAAGAAAACATTAACCATGATACAGACTTGCTCATAAAAGCCTCGACCTATTCAAACTTACACAATCTCCCCGATGACTTTATTGATACTTTAAAGGCACAATATCCATTAGAACTATTTGAGGCTTACGTTAATGGTGAGTTTATAAACCTTACAAGTGGTACAATCTACAAATATTTTAAACGTGACACACATCACAGCGATGAGGTAGAAACGGAACACGAAGAGTTGATTATAGGGCAAGACTTTAACATAGGCGGTTGCGTAAGTGTTGTTTATATTAGACGTGGTGAAAACATGATAGCGGTAAATGAGTATGAAAGCTACGACACTAAAGGCATTATTGAAAATACAAAAGCAAAATATCCAAATAGAGTGATAAGTATTTATCCTGACGCAAGTGGCAACGCTAAAAAAACGAGTGCCAGTGAAAGCGATATAGCGATGATACGAAACGCTGGATTAAAAGTTTTTGTCAATGGACGTAATCCAATGGTGCGTGATAGACATACAATTACCAATAACAAACTTGACAAGATGACACTACTCGTAAATACTAATCGCTGTCCTAAGCTTACCAACGCACTAGAACAACACGCTTACAAGAATAATGAGCCTGAGAAATTCGCTGGTGCTGGAACGATAGACGATTATACAGATGCGGCAACTTATCCTTTGGCGTTCTTATTCCCAATCATCATTAAAAAAGATGATATAATTGTAGAAAATATTCCTACTTACACGCCTATGGCAAGGAGATAACAAATGACTAAAGAAGAAAAGTTGCAAGAAGTCCACCAACTAGCTTTAAAAAGATTTGACGATATACAAAAAGTATGTAGAGATGAAAGACTACAATGTTTATCAGATAGGAGATTTTATTCTATTGCTGGGGCACAGTGGGAAGGAGAATTGTTAGAACAGTTTGAAAACAAGCCTCGATTGGAAGTCAATAAAATACATTTATCAGTCATTAGAATTATTAACGAATACCGAAACAATAGAGTAACTGTTGATTTTGTAAGCAAAGATGGAAAAGAGAGAGACGATTTAGCAGACTTCTGCGACGGGTTGTATCGCTCAAACGAACAAGACAGTAATGCCAACGAAGCTTATGATAATGCTTTTGAAGAGGGCGTAGCCGGTGGAATAGGTGCGTGGAGATTAAGAGGACAATACGAAGATGAGGAGGACGAAGATGAAACGTATCAACAAATTATAATAGAGCCTATATTTGATGCTGATAGCTCTATATTCTTTGATTTAAACGCTAAAAGACAAGATAAATCAGATGCTAAATACTGTTTTATATTATCTTCAAAAGCAAAAGACGAGTATGAAGATGAGTATAACGTAGTATCTTTAAATAATACGGTTAAGTCGACAGAATTTGACTGGTCTAGCCCCGATGTTGTTTATATTGCTGAATATTATGTCATCGAGGAAGTTAAAGACGTGGTTAAAACGTATGAGCTTATCGGTGGCGATTTAAAGAAATACTACAAAAAAGATTTTGAAGATAACGAAAAGCTAGAAGAAGAACTGGCACAAACTGGTGCAACTTTAAAAAGCATCAAGAGAATAGAAAAAAAGAAGATACGCAAATATATTATTAGTGGCGATAAAGTGTTAGAAGATTGCGGTCACATCGCTGGTAATTGTATTCCGATAGTGCCATTCTACGGAAAGAGATGGTTCGTAGACAACGTAGAGCGATGCATGGGACACGTTAGACTTGCAAAAGATGTTCAAGTGTTAAAGAATATGCAAATATCTAAACTTGCTGAAATAAGTGCGTTATCAACAGTTGAAAAACCTATATTAACTCCTGAACAAATCAAAGGACATTCACAAGCTTGGGCTGATGATAATGTTAAGAATTACCCTTACTTACTTATAAACCCTATTACTAACCTAAATGGTGACATTGTAACAACTGCTCCAACATCATACACAAAAGCACCAAACATTCCACCAGCGATGGCGGCACTTCTTGGCTTAACTGAAAACGATATGAAAGAGATATTGGGCAATCAACAAGGCGGAGAGCAGATAGTATCCAATATCAGCGGTAAAGCGGTAGAGATGATACAAACTCGCCTAGATATGCAAACATTTATTTATATGTCAAACTTTGCAAAAGCAATGAAGCGTAGCGGTGAAATATGGTTAAGTATGGCAAAAGATATCTATGTTGAAAAAGATAGGGAAGTTAAAACTGTAAACCCTGACGGTCAAGTATCATCTAATAAATTATTGATGCCTTATGACAATAATGGAGAAATAATATTAAAGAACGACTTGACAAGTGCAAAGTTTAATATAGCTGTGGACGTAAGCCCATCATCTCAAACCAAAAAACAAGCAACAGTTAGGGCATTAACTGGAATTGCACAAGTTACGACAGACCCTGAAACAGCAAACATACTTAGTGCATTAACATTGATGAACTTAGAGGGCGAAGGATTGGGTGATGCTAGAGAATTTGCACGAAAAAAACTTATTAAACTAGGAGTGATTAAACCAACCGAAGAAGAAATGAAAACACTATTGGAAGAAATGCAAAACACACCACCCGACCCCCAAACGGAATATCTAAAAGCCGCCGCAATGGAAGCAGACGCAAAAGCTAAAAAAGCTAACGCAGATACCATAAACGTATTGGCAAACGCAGAGAAAACACAAGCCGAAACAATGGAGATTTACTCATCTTTAAATGATGAAGAAAGAAAGCAGATGTTAGAGGCTATTAAAATATTAGATAGTGTGAGAAAAAATGGTATAATTAGACAACAAAATCCCATGAATGGAGTATAAATGATTGACGAAACGGTAGAACAAGAAGCACAAGAAGTCATCGAGGAAACGGAAGAAGAAGCCGCAGAAGATGAAATAATTGTGACTATTGGAGAGGAAACGCCACCTCAAGAGGAAGAAGAAGAAAAGAAAGCCCCTCAATGGGTTAAGGATTTACGCAAAAACCATAGAGAGGCACAAAAGCGTATTAAAGAGCTAGAGGAGCAATTAAAACCAGTTCCTAAAGTTGTTGAGGTAGGCAAAAAACCTACTTTGGAAGATTGTGATTATGATGCTGATGAGTTTGAGGACAAACTTGAGCAATGGCACGAAAGAAAGCGAGATGCTGACAAAGTAGTACAAGAAACTCAAAGACAAGAAGAAGCACAAAAAGAAGCTTGGAACTTATCATTATCATCATACGAGAATAAAAAAGCAGAATTAAAAGCTAAAGACTTTACAGAAGCGGAAGATGTAGTAACTGAAACCCTCAATAAAGTCCAACAGTCTATAATTGTGCAAGGTGCGGATAATCCAGCATTAGTTGTTTATGCTTTAGGCAAAAACCCAAGTAAAGCGAAAGAGTTAGCAGAGATAAAAGACCCTGTTAAATTTACTTTTGCATTAGCAAAATTGGAGGCATCGCTAAAAATGACAACTAGAGGAACACCACCACCACCTGAAAAAACAGTAACTAGCTCGGGTAGAATATCAGGAGCTATCGACAATACCCTTGAGAAACTAAGGGACGAGGCAAGAAGAACTGGCGATTATACAAAAGTAACCGCCTATAAACAAAAAAATAAAGGAAAATAACAATGGCAAATTTACTAGCTAAAGACCTAGAAATTATGTTTGAAGAATTTGTTGAGGGATACGATGCGGCGTGTGTAATCTCTCGAGAGGCAGAAACTAGCTATCCTGACCCACAAGATATGCAAAGAGCTGGTGATACGTTCTACAAAAAACAAAACTACAACGCAATCATTACAACTGGACTAGACGTTTCGGCTGGTTCTAAGACAGACGTTGTTGAAAGACTTGTGCCTACTACATTTAGAGCACCTGATAACGTACTTTTTGATTTAGATGCAAAAGAGTTGCGTGACCCACAGCATAAAATGAGAATGGGTTTAGCGGCAAGTACAAGACTAGCGGCCGAAATTGACAAGAACCTATATTCAACAGTAGCGGCAAGAGCGGCAATCGTAGTTAAAAAAGTAGGTGCTTTAACGTGGGACGATGGAGCACAAGCAGAAGCATTGATGCTATCTCGTGGTATCGGTGGCGGCATGGAAAGAAAAATGTTCTTAAACCCATTCGATTACAAAGATATTGCTAAAGACTTGGGAAATCGTGCATATATGGGAGACTTAAGTAAAGATGCTTATGAGCGTTCAATGGTCCCTGATATTGCTGGTTTTAAGACATTTAGAACTGACAACGTATCAAACTTAGCGGCAGTAGGTACTGTGACTGGCACAACTGTAAGTGGAAATCAATCGTTTACTCCATCAGCAATGACTTCAAACCTGCCTACAGATAACCGTCAAATGACTTTGGTTGTAGCTGGTGCGAATATTGCAAATACAAAAGTGGGCGATACATTCACCATTGCAAACGTCAATGCGTGTCATCAGATTGATAAGAGCGACACTGGTCAATTAATGACATTTAGAATTTTAAGTGGGGCTGGTACTGCTAACTTGGTAATTACTCCAGATATCATTATTACTGGGCCATACCAAAACTGTACCGTTCAAGCGGCAACTGGTGCGGCTATTACATTCCTAAACACAGTTTCAAAACCAGTAAATGCATTTTGGGCTAAAGGTGCGGTGGCTTTGGATTATGGAAAGTTAGCTTTCCCTGATGGTCAAGGTGCAATGGTTATGACTGCTACGACAAAAAATGGAGTACCTCTCATTATGTCTTATGCGTTTAATCACTTGACTGGCGTAGTAACCACTCGTTTTACAACGCTATATGCTACGACAGTGCTAGACCCTGAAAGATGCGGTATAATTATCGCAAATCAATCGTAGTTTAAAATATCCCTCTTCGGAGGGATTTATTAAGCAACCATAAGGATAAAAAAATGAGCTACACAAAAAAAGAATTTATCCTCGAATCATTATCAGAGATAGGAATAGCCTCGTATGTTTTTGATGTTGATAACGAACAACTACAAACAGCACTCAAAAAACTTGATGCAATGATGGCTACTTGGAACTTCCAAGGGATAAGAATCGGATATCCTTTGCCTCTAAACCCAAACGATAGCACACTAGATGATGATACAAATGTTCCCGACAGTGCCGACGAAGCAATTATTTTAAATTTAGCTATTAGGCTAGCACCATCTTACGGAAAAATGGTTCAAGCAGAAACAAAGCAAATAGCAAAAGAAGCTTACAATACGCTTTTAGGGGTGGCTTTAACTCCTAACCAAGTGAGCTTAGGACTAATTCAAACGGGGGCTGGAAGCAAAAGAGTTAAAAACACATTCGTACAAACATACACAGAGCCTTTAGACGCTGGAAATGACAGCGAAATAATTTATAATTAAGGATAAAAAATGGCACAAATAAATCAGTTAGCTCTATTATCAATACTTCAAGGCTCAGACCAATTAGTAATATATTCAAGTGAGAATGGAGATGCTAGACGAATATCAGCATCAACAGCAAAAGACTATTTTAATCCCACTGGTGATAGCTCAATAGTTCAATATTCCGCCCCTTCATCAACTGGGTTTAGCGTAACCATTGGCGAGACTACATCGTGGCTTATTTTAACCCCTACGGCTACTTTTGCAAACGGTACAATCGTTTTGCCATCAGCACCGACAGACAATCAAGAAATCATGGTAAATAATACAAACGCAATCACAGCTTTAGCTTTTAATGGAAGTGGTAACACTGTGACTGGTGCACCAAATACATTATTGGCAAACAGTTTTTTTAAATTGAAATTTAATCTAGCGTTAAGTACTTGGTATAGAGTAGGATAGTATGCAAATTCCTATCCTAAATGGAATTTATACCGACAATGATGCTAACTTTAGGACTTCATACCCTAAAAACTTAGTACCAGTTCCAAAAGACACTGGAATTTCAAAGGGATATTTGTCCCCTTCTGATGGATTAGTTGAGTTTTGTGCTATCAATGCTCCTGACAGGGGCGGAATAAATTGGAACGGAGTGTTATATAGAGCAATTGGCACTAAGCTTTTTAGAGTGCTAAGTAATGGAACTATTGAAGAAATAGGAGAGATAGGCGGTACAACACAAGTTGTTTTTAATTATTCCTTTGATAGATTGGCAATCGCATCAGGCGGTAAATTATTTTATTATGATAATACAACTTTAACCGAAGTTATAGACCCTGATTTGGGAACAGTGGTGGATATGGAATGGATTGATGGATACTTTATGACAACCGATGGAACTTTTTTGATTGTCACAGAACTAAACAACCCTACTAGTATTAATCCTATAAAATATGGAAGTTCAGAAGCAGACCCTGACCCGATAAAAGCGATTGTAAAAATACGCAATGAGGTCTATGCTTTAAACAGATACACAATAGAAATATTTGACAACGTGGGCGGTACTAACTTTCCTTTTGCAAGAATAGAGAGTGCTCAAATTCAAAAAGGAACTTTAGGTACTCATTGCTGTTGTAATATTAGTGAGGCTGTGGCGTTCTTAGGAAGTGGAAAGAATGAGCCTTTATCTATCTATATCGGCTCGGTAGGTTCATACGCTAAAATAGCCACAAGAGAGATAGACGAGATACTTTTAACCTATACCGAAGATGAGCTATCAACGTCATTGATGGAAGTTAAATATTCTAAAAATAATCACCACTTAATGATACACTTGCCTGATAAAACTTTGGTTTATGATGTAATGGCAACAGAAAATCTACAAACTCCAGTTTGGTTTATTCTCACGTCCTCAATCGCTGGAGATGAAAAGTATAAAGCAAATAATCTAGT